TATGAAGCAAAGGTAAATTATCAAGATGTTTTTGGTCAAGTTAGAATTTGGGATTGTATTATCTTTAATCATTTAAAATCTAAAAACATTGTTGTACCTGCTGTAGTTGAATCTAAAACCTCTGATGGTTATGAAGGTGCTTATGTGAAAGATCCAGTTGTAGGTTTTCACGATTGGATTTGTAGTTTCGATTTAAATAGTTTGTATCCACATTTAATTATGCAGTATAATATATCTCCTGAAACAATGGTTGGGTTTGATCCTAATCGTGTTAATGTAGAAAAAATGTTAAACGAAGAAGTTAATTTATCAGATTTAGATGGTTGTACTATAACACCAAACGGCGCTCAGTTTAGAACAGACAAACGAGGCTTTCTTCCTGAACTAATGGACACACTATATCAAGAACGAGTTATCTATAAAGATAAAATGCTAAAAGCAAAAGCCATGTATCAAAAAACTGGTGACAAAAAATTACTAAATGATATTGCAACAAATCATAATATTCAGTTGGCAAGAAAGATTGCATTGAATAGTGCTTATGGTGCTATCGGCAATCAATACTTTCGATACTTTGATGTAAGACACGCTGAAGGTATTACTATGGCAGGTCAATTGACAATACGATGGATTGAAAGAGATGTAAATGAGTTTTTAAATAATCTGTTAAAGACAAAACAAGTCGCATATGTTGTTGCCTCTGATACTGATTCAATTTATATTAAACTTGGTGCAGTTGTTGATAAGGTATTTAAAGATAAATCTGATACAAGAAAGATTGTAAAAGTTCTAGATAGATTTTGTGAAGAAAAACTACAAACATTTATTGATAAAAGTTTTGATAGGCTTGCTAAATATGTAAATGCATATGAACAAAAGATGATTATGAAACGAGAAGTTATTGCAAACAAAGGTATATGGACTGCTAAGAAAAGATATATTCTTAATGTGTATAACGAAGAAGGTGTTGATTTAAAAGATCCTAAGTTAAAGATTATGGGTATCGAGGCTGTTAAGAGTTCAACACCAGCCCCTTGTCGTGCTAAGATTAAAGAAGCATTGAATGTAATTATGAATAAAGATGAAGATGCTTTGATACAATTTATTGATGACTTTAGAGTTCACTTTAAAACATTACAACCAGAAGATATTGCTTATCCTCGTTCATGTAATAATTTATTAAAGTACACATCATCATCAGAGATTTACAAAAAGGCAACACCAATTCATGTGAAAGGTGCTTTATTATATAATAACTTATTAAAGAAACATAAATTAGTTAAGTATGAAGAAATAAAAGAGGGCGATAAGATTAAATTTATTATATTAAAAGAACCTAATTCATTAAGAGATAGGGTAATATCTTTTCAATCTGTATTGCCAAAAGAATTTGACTTGCATAGATATATTGATTATGATGAACAGTTTGATAAATCATTTTTAGATCCATTACGATTTATTGTAAATGCAATCAATTGGAATTTTGAAAAACAATCAACATTGGATAGTTTCTTTTAATGACAGATGAACAAATAAAAGAATTTTTAGGTATGTTTAAAACAATACCAGATCCAGAACATTATCCAAGATGTTTTGCATGGTATGTTAGAGTATATTTACATCATAAAGAAGGACAAAATAATGAAGGATAATGCATATACAAACTACAAACGAGATGAATCGTTATACAAAACTCTCATAGCCGCGGCTACAGAGACAAAACTACCTATCTTGACATCTAGTCACTTTGAAAGATTGAACGCTGAACACGGTAAAGAGAAGATGAGAACACATCTTGCTGATTATATTTCAAGTGAAAGGCCTGTATTTCCTCTTAAAGAAATAACTAAAGATGATATGAGAAAGTCTTTTCAGTCTTTGAAAAGTTTTGATACAAGTAAGATTTGCATACCTCAGGAACAAATTGAAAAAGAAGTATTTGAAAAATATGATGACTACAAATATAGTTATGAAAAGTATGGTCTTGGTTTAATAAATGGTGCAAGTACCTTTAATGATGTATCAAATCATTTTATGCAAGACTTACGATTAGAGTGTAGTAGTTATGGCTTCAGAGCACCTAAAGAAGTGTGGGAGAATGGTGATGCTTATGCTATATGGAAATGTTTAGGTCCTATCTGGCGAGGCATTAATGATGTTAAGAAAGTTATGATAGAGGGTAAAGAAGAATTAATTGGTGGTGAGTTAAGTGCTAAGAGTTATGTATCAGCATTTAGACTAGGTACTTACATTGCAACACAATTCAAACCAGTTGTCGCAAAAGCAATTTATGATATTACAAATGCTAAAATTGTATTAGATACAAGTTGTGGTTGGGGTGATAGACTTGCAGGATTCTATACATCAAACGCAAAAGAATATATTGGCTGTGATCCAAATCCAAATACTTTTGCAAGATATATGAAACAGGTAGATGAATATGAAAGAATATTGGGCAACTCAACTCCTATTGTTAAAGAAGAACGAGATTACTTTACAATCAATGCGTCTAAAAAAGTAACCATATACAGATGTGGTGCTGAAGATTTGCCATATAATGAATTACCACAGATAGATTGTGCATTTACAAGCCCACCATACTTTTCTACTGAGCAGTATAACAAAGGTGGCGAACATCAAGAAGATCAATCTTGGCATAAGTTTAATGAGTATGATAAATGGCGTGATGATTTTTATTTACCAGTTGCAGAAAAAACTATGAGTATATCAAAGTTTATGTTTGTAAATATTATGGATCCAAAAATACATGGTGTTCGTTATCGTTCTGGTGATGAACTGGTTGATAAGTTTCAAGATAAGTTTCTTGGTCAAATCGGTATGAGAATTATGCAACGACCTAAATCTGATACTTTATTTAAAGACGAAAAAGAAAAGGCAGACTTTATGAATAAGATGTTTATAGAAAATGTATGGTGCTTCGGGCCAGAAACAGACTTATTTAAAAATTCAAGAAAGAGTACATTAGATGAGTTTCTTGCTTGACAAAGAAACATATATAGTGTATAATAATGACAACTAAACTAATTGAGGTAAACTAAAGATGAGTGACTTTTTAAAAGATATAATAAAAGAAACAGGTAATGAATATGCTAGTCTAGTATCAGATGGTGCGTCAGGTGATGTAACAGACTTTATTGATACAGGCTCTTATATATTCAATGCATTACTTGGTGGAGGTATTCATAGAGGCTTACCTTCAAACAAGATAACTGCTATCGCAGGTGAAAGTGCAACAGGTAAAACTTTCTTTGTGTTAGGAATGTGTAAACATTTCTTAGATCAAAATCCAGATGGCGGAGTTATATTCTTTGAATCAGAATCAGCAATCACAAAAGATATTATTGAAGAAAGAGAAATAGATAGTAGTCGTATGGTGATTATGCCAGTTACTACTGTTCAAGAATTTAGACATCAAGCACTAACAGTATTAGAAAAATATATTGAACAAAGTGCTTCTGAAAGAAAACCATTATTGCTTGTATTAGATTCCTTAGGTATGTTATCAACTACTAAAGAAATGGAAGATACACAGGCAGGTAAAGAAACTAAAGATATGACAAGGGCTCAAATAGTCAAGGCTGCCTTTAGAGTATTAACATTAAAGTTAGGTAAGGCGAAAGTTCCTCTTATCATAACAAATCACACCTATGATGTTATTGGTTCTATGTTCCCACAGAAAGAAATGGGTGGTGGATGCCTTGTTGCTGGAACTAATATTTTAACTCGTGATGGTTATAGAGCAATTGAAACTATTTCATCAGGAGATGAGGTATTTACTAAAGAGGGTGAGTTTAAAGAGGTGCTTCAAACACATACATTTGATAATAAAGACATACTTGAAATTGAATTTGAGAATGGAGATAAAGTAAAATGTACACCAGAACACAAGTTTTATATTAATAAACAATGGGTAGAAGCTAAAGATATTGCTGAAAACGACTTGGTAGAGGTGATATAAAGTATAAATAGAATTAGGAGAAACCTTATGTTCTTAAATAACAAATATACTAAAACTTATTTTAAAATGATTAATTCAGGCTTTAAAAATAAACCAAACCATGGGTATTATGAAAGACATCATATAATTCCAAAATCCATTGGAGGTGCTAATAGTGAATCTAATTTGACGTATCTTACAGCACGACAACATTTTTTATGCCATCTTCTATTATTAAAAATGACAACAGGTAATCAAAAAAAATCTATGGCATTTGCTTATTTTGGCATGAGAAGATCAAATAGTAAAAAAAAGGGAGGAAGATATGATTCAATTAACTCAAAATTATACGAGAAGTATAGAAAAACAGCAGCTAAAGAAATATCTGGTGAAAATAATCCCTTTTATGGTAAAGGATATTTAATAAAAGGTAAAAATAATCCAATGTATGGAAAACCTTGTTATTATAATATGAATGAA